AGATATTGAAAGGATAACAAATCCTTATAATATAAGGAATGCAACCTTCCCAGCAAAAATGCAAAACTATCCAATTGTAAATCCTAAAATAGATCTTCTTGTTGGGGAAGAATACAAGAGAAGGTTTGATTGGAGAGTAAGAACAGTGAATGATGATGCAATAAGCGCAAAAGAAAGCGAAAAAAGAGATAGAATTGTACAAGCTTTAGTTGAATCTGTAAAAAATAAAGGTATTAGTGATGATGATATACAAAAAAGACTAAAAGATCTACAACAATATTTTAATTATCAATTTCAAGACTTCAAAGAGGTAAATGCTACAAGGATCTTGACTTATCTTTACAAAGAACAAGATTTACAGTTAAAATTTAATGAAGGATTCACGGATGCACTTATATCAGCAGAAGAAATCTACTGTTCTGACATCATAGCAGGAGAACCCACACTAAGAAGATGTAATCCATTAAATATTTTTAACATCAGAAGCGGAGACAGTCATCATCTAGAAGATTCTGACATAATTATTGAGTATTCTTATGAACCTATAGGACAAGTAATAGATAATTATTACAATGAACTAACATCTAAAGAAATATCAGAAATCGAAGAAGGGCACGCTGTAAATACATCTGGAGGTGTACTACAAAATGTAGGAATGAACCCAGTTTTTGATCTTGCAGACTATGTTCGGGAACAAGGAATGGGAGAACTTGTAGAAGTAAACGCAAAAGGAGGACGATTCTTTTGAGGAGCTTACGATCCAGAAGGAAATATTAAGGTGGTTCGTGTAGTATGGAAATCAAGAAGGAAGTTGGGGGAACTTAAGTACTATGATCAGGAAGGGGATCCACAGGAGATGGTAGTTGATGAGAATTACAAAGCAGACAAAACAAAAGGAGAAGAAATAAACTGGATTTGGGTAAATGAATGGTGGGAAGGAACTAAAATTGGAGACCATATCTATGTAAAAATGGGACCACGTCCTATACAATTTAGAAATATGACCAACTTATCTAAGTGCGGCCCTGGATATGTCGGAACTTTCTATGCTACAAATGATTCTGCAGCAAAATCCTTAATGGATAGAATGAAACCTTATCAATATTTGTACAATACATTTATGTATAGAACTGAATTAGCGTTTGCTAAGTCAAAAGGTAAGATTGCAGAGTTAGATTTATCTAAAGTACCAGACGATTGGGATCTAGATAAGTGGATGTACTATGCAGAAGTAATGGGCTGGGCACCGATTGATAACTTCAAGGAAGGTAAGAAAGGAGCGGCCACAGGTAAGATCGCAGGTAACTTTAATACCACAGGAAGAGTCTTGGATCTAGAAATGGGCGGATATATTCAACAACATATCATGATGCTTCAGTATCTTGAAACACAAGTTGGAGAAATAGCGGGAGTATCCAGACAAAGACAAGGCCAGGTAGAGAATAGGGAGCTCGTTGGAAATGTGGAAAGAGCAGTAACGCAATCAGCACACATTACAGAAAGATGGTTTGCAGTACATGATAATGTAAAATTAAGAGCACTAACTATGCTACTCGAAACAGCTAAACATGCATGGAGAAAAGAGACCAAAAAACTTCAATATATCACAGATGACCTAACCACGGTAATGTTTGATGTAGAAGGAGAAGAGTTCAATGAATCAGAATACGGATTATTTGTATCTAATACTCAAGGGGATCATGAATTACTTTCTTCCCTTAAACAATTGGCCCACGCAGGTATTCAGAATGATAAAATATCGTTTAGTCAACTGATGAATATTTATATGTCTGATTCTATTTCTTCTATTAGAAGAAAGATCGAAGGAGCTGAAGAAGAAAAAGAACAACAAAGACAAAAAGAAATAGAGCAGCAACAACAAATGGAGCAGCAAAAAATGGAACAACAAAAACAGATGCAACAAGAAGCACTGGAAATTGCTACAGCTGATAGAGAAGATAAACAAGCCCATGAGATTGAAAAAACCACTCTCGATAATGATACTAAAGTAGAGATTGCTCTTATTAATGCAGAAAGTAAACAAATGGACAGGGACGCTAACAACAATGGAATCCGTGATGACATAGATATGCAAAAACTGCAACAAAATGCACAGAAAATTCAACAAGATTTTCAATTTAAACAAAGAGAACAACAACTTAAAGAAAAAGAACTTGTTCAAAAGGAAAGAAAAGATGCAGAAGATGTTGAGTTAAAAAGAGAACAAATAAATAGACCTAGTAAATTATAAAAAAATGGGAAGAATACAACAAAATAAAAATAATGAAGTAGGATCGGCACAATCGGGAGATACACTACTTTTAACAACTCCAAAAGGGGAACAAGTATTTATTAGTGCCTCTAATTTTTTTAAATCTTCAGAAATTGATACTTTATCTAAAGCAGAAACTATAAATAAGGGCTTAGTATTAGAATGAACAACTAATGCTTCTACATCCCAGGCTATTTATGGAGTAAATATCATTACTACTTCTACTGTTAGTGATTTAGCAACACGACTACCTAACGCTAGTACTGGAAAACAAGTGATTTTTATAAACAATTCTATTATACCGATATTAGTTTTTCCATCTACAGTAGGTGGAGAAATTAATGGAGTAGTAAATGGACAAGCTCAAATACCAAATGATGGTAGAGCATACACTTTTTATTGTACTGAAAATCCATTACCTGGTGCTTGGACTTGGAGTGCTCCTGCTATTAATCAAATAGAACTTCAAGAAATGGAAATTAATCATACTAATGGAGTAGATAGTAATTCATTTAATGCTGGACAAGGAACAGCTAATTTTTCTCCTGCTGGTCTTGGTTGGAGCGGAAGCGCTGTTGCTCCTATTGGTGAATGGAATACAAATAATTTTTCAGCTTGGGCTTCTAAATTTAAATGCTATACAAATGTTAAATGGGCTGATATAGTTGCAACAAGTAATCCTCATGTGCAAGTGGCTTGGCTACAAGGATATCAAAATGCACCCACTGGAACGACTTATGGACAAAAAGCAACTGGTACATTTTATGGAACATCACTTTCTCCAGGCCCAGGTATTCAAGAAGTTACTACTGGTTCTATTGGAAATAATGTAGGAGATATAGGAACTTTATATATGGAATTAGGAGGATTTACTTCATATCCATTATGGCAAATAATGGGAAATCAAGGAGTAGTAACCCCTATACCAGCAGCTTCTGAAGATTGCCGTAGTACTGGATATTATACTTTTGGAATGTTTTTAGATGCTACAGTGCAAACTAAATTATATAAATTTAAATGGTTTATAGAATATTATTAAGTATGAAACTTAAAATACTAATAATAAGTTTAATTATTTGTAGCTGTAGACCGAGATATGAAGTAATACAAGAAGTTGATCAACATGTATATCATTTACAAGGAGTAGCTAATAAAGATGTACTTATTATTTTAAGTGATGCTACATTAGAACCTGGTCAGATAATAAGACCTAAGAAAGAAGATCTTTATGAAAATGTAAAAGAAAATAAATGAATTTAAGTCCTTCAGAAAAATTAAAAATATTTCGTGACCTTAAAGAAAAAGGTTACAAAGGATCTCGTACCTCTTTTTTAAGGAAACTTAAAAAAGAAGATAAAAAAATAGCTAGATTTAATAAGCAATATACAAATTCAAAACATTTTGATCAACTTCTAACAGATGCAGGATATACTGAAGAAGAAAAACAAATTAGAAAAGATCTTATTAATCAATTTAATCCTAAAAAAGATATTAGATATCTAGAAACAGGGCCTAATTATGTTTATGAAGGAGAAGGGGGTAAAGATTTAATAGATTATAATACAACAAGACAAGGTGATTGGGCAACCTGGGATGCAATACAGGCACACGAACACGGCCATAGAGGAATATCTTCTGAAGGAAGTCCAATGTCTGACTGGGAAAAAGAACAATTAGCCCAAAGAAATATTACAGAAAAAAATCCTGTATTATATATGGGACAAAAAAGACTTGAAGAAGGTTTAAATGTTACAGAAGATGATCAAAAACATGATTTAAATGAGCAGGAAACTAGAGCTGATTTATTTCAATTAAGATATGATTTAAATAAAGCAGGCATTTATAACTCAATAAAAGGTGGAGAATTTACACCTGATATGCTTAAACAATATTATAAACTTCAAGATAAAGGAAACGCTAATTGGAATAGACTTCAAAGATTATTTAAAGATAACGACATTATTTGGATGATGAATAATGTAGCTCAGGAAACTCCACAAAATACCGAAGGCCGATTACCTACAGCAGCGTATGGGGGAAGAAGAGATAATTATGAAAAAGGAGGTTTAATAAAAACAAAATCACCTCAACGTATAGTAGGAAAAGGATATCAAGATAGAAAACACCACACTGGATTCATGCCAGGAGATCTAAATCAGTACACGGCTAATGTTCCCAACTTTGCTAACGGAGGAGAAGTACCTACAGATCCTCCAAAGGATGAAGTATTTACAAGAAGGCCTGAATTTAATGATTACTATGCTTTAGTTCGGGAAAAAATTAAACAATATCAAGAAGAGATTAGTTCAAGTTTATATGGTTATGATATCCTCAATGAAAAATATCAGGCGAAGCCTTTAGTAGAGCAAAAAACTCAAAATGAATTTGAACTTACTAAACTAAAAGCTAGGCAATTAGGAATACCAGATTTATCACTTCAACGCAAAGATTTTGGAAATTTAACTGAGAAAGATAGAAGAGAGGCTTATAAAAGCCAAAATCAAGGAAGATCAAAAGAAGAACTACAGACAGAATTACATAAACTCCT